GTCGTTTTACCGCGACACCCGGCAATCATACATATTCATTGCAGATCTCATTCTGCTCTTATTTTACGTTTATGAAGACGTGACGAATAGGGGCAGAACCCCTAATCGCATTTGCTTTATTTGCTTTAAGAGACCTATAGAATAGACAATAGTTTAATCTATAGATTATGAGAATGTATATTAATATGATATTTAGTCACCGCTCCGGAAATTAACCTTTTCCTAAGTGATGACCGTATGAACGAAGCAGTTGTGGCTACTGTTTCTTATGTTTGTACCGTCACCCCAGAGAGTCAACTCTGTTGTAAATCAAACCCTTCTGTAGAAGATTTTAGCAGCCTGTAAGGACGAGCTGTTTTTGAATCTGTCTGCATAGATTATTGAATTTTATGAAAAGAAATTTAATGACTGATAATTAACATTTGTAAGGTTTTATGTATCTTTGGAATCCCACTTTTATATACTGATTTCGCTTTAACCAATCTCCACCCGCAGTAGGGTAGAAGAGAGATTGTAGATCTAACAGATATTTAAGAAGAATTGGTCCATTGGTCTTAATTTGACTAACGTACTTGTACTTACTATAAATGAACAATATAAACTTATATAAACACGTTTACCTCATGACAACCTGAGTGAGGAGGTTTGGTCACCTAAATTTACCGTGTCCCTGTATATTTTTTGAGGTTTTCAATAGTCATTTTATTGATTTGATTGAGATGATATCGTCTTAGTTTATTTAGCCCGTTGTGGTTAGTCCCTAACTCCACTAAAATTATGAATTCTTTTATATTCGAGGAATCAAATTTGAACGACCAGGAGTTCTCCACCTGTGAAGGTGTTGAGTTTAATTACCATTACACAATTGAAGAATCTGGCTGTGAAAATCAGCAGCATTATATAATGCACGATTATGAACTTCCTTTAATCGTAATGGCCATGTTAGGCTTTATTCTTTTGTGGGCGTATTTAGCTTATTCACGTAGGTTTATTGTGCCCGCATTTAAGAGTAGAAGTCTTCATTTTTTGTTATTTTTGACTTGCCCTGTTTGGTTTCACCATTGGGGATCTTGTTATAAATTTTTCCTTTCCATTAATAGTCTCCATTTATTAATAATGTTTACGGAGTATATCCTTGACAGTCAAAGTGGTTACGGAAAGAGTAAATATGAAACACGCAAAAAGAATGACAAAAAAGCCCGCGATCGAAGAAATCGCGCGCAGCGAGAAAAAGAAGCTCGCATTCGAGAGAATAAAGAGAAGAAGCGTGTTCGTAACGCTAATCAACCTTTGAATTCTCAATTTGGCATTAAGGAAGCTGTAGATTTCACGTGTGATGCACCTGATTGGGTATTAGATAGTTTTGGTACCTATTGGTTGATGTTCCGTGATATTGCATCCGAATTTAACTTTTCTTTGCCCGACATTGCTTTTCCAGATTTTGGAAAATATTGGACATTATTTAAGGAAAGTGAGGTTTTTGCTGAATTATATAATATTCTTCGTATGATGATCACATTGGGATTTTTGAAGAAAATTGATATTACCTTTCGAGGAATGTCAATGTTTGTTTCTGAGCCATTACGCCAACAGGTCACTGTTATGCAATTGGTTGAGAAAATTGTAATCTTTGGTAAGTTAGTTCTTTCTAAAGCCATTTTGGTTTTTGAATCTGGAAACATTGATTTGTTTTTCCAAACAGAAGCTAGGAGTGTTTATGATAATGAATTTACTTTTATCACATCCCAGAAACCTCGAATTGATTTAGGCCGTAAGGCTGATATTGATGAAGAGACTTATGATCGTCGTGTTCATGAATGCATTGAGACCACTTTGTCATTATTGAACACTTGCAAGATTAGTGAAAGAGCTTATTACTCTACTCGTCTTGCACGTTTGCGAGAAATTCAGACATCCCGCACTTTGTCTAAGAAGGAAGGTATCCGTGAGAAACCTTATGGAATACTTCTTTATGGCGGATCAGGTGTTGGAAAGTCTGCGATCGCCAATGCATTAACGCGTTTTGTCCTTCAATCAAACGGATTTGATTATAGCCCACGTGCTGTAACTTCGTTGAATATGGAGGATAAATACCAATCGGAATTTTCTACTTACCACAAAGGAGTAATTTTCGATGATGTTTGCAATACTGCATTGGAGCGTACGGATGGATCGCCTACATTACCCATTATTATGTTTTTGAATAACATGACAATGGCTGCTTTGAATGCCAATGCCGATATGAAAGGTAAGGTTATGATAGAACCAATGGTGGTTGTTGCAACCACTAATGTTAAGGACTTAATGTCTAATCAATTGTCAAATGAACCTTTATCTATTAATCGTCGTTTCGAAGCTACTATTACTCAGCGTGTAAAGCCTGAGTATTGCAAGCCTGGAACGGAAATGTTGGATAGTTCGAAGATCGCCCATATGTCTGGAGATCAATTTCCCGATTATGCCACTTATACTGTTGAAGTACCCCGTTATATGGAGAATAAGACAGGTGACAAATTTAAGTCAGGAAGAACACAACATGTAGTTTTTGTACCTCGTGTATTTGAGGGAAAAGAACTTGTTGATGTTGATATCAAGACATTGTTACGTTTTTTGAAGGCCGACTCTGAACAGCATTTTGCTCATCAGAAGTCATTCGTTGCCTCACAACGTGAATTGGCCGATATGCCATTGTGCGAGTGTGGTTTGCCAGTTGGTATGTGTGATCCTTGTCCTTTGGATTCACAGGCTGGTATTCCCAATGTCGGTGAGGTCGTTGAATACCTTACTGCTTTGGAGATTCGTATTATTGCATGGATTAATGCTATGTTACAGGCTCTTATGGTTTCCCGTTTTGGATCAGCTATTATTGCTTATTTTATGCGAGACAAAATGAGAGATATTGTTATGGGTAGCATTGGTTATTATCTTATTTGTGTTATTATTACACTAGGATATGATGCCTTCCAGCATGTGCGAGGATCGTGGATGATCCTTGCTTTTACGTTATTATACGTGTTATACGTTTCCATTCGTTTTAATATGGTCCGTCGTTCTGTGATTAAGAAATTTACTAATATTCCTTTACTTTCCACATACATTCGAGAGATGAGTTGGAATGCAAAGTTGAAAGTTATGTATTTTTTGATGTCAATTGGCATTTGGAAAATTTTGGTTATGCTTGCTAAGAAGTGGAAGACTTTACCTACTTCACAAGCCGCAAAACCAATTATTTTGAAACCAGATGCTAAATCATGGCAGGTCCAGACCGAGTTTTGGGATTCACATGCTCGTGAGCGTCAGTATCAATTTGGAGATGCTGGTATTACTGAAAAATCTCGTACTATTACCGTTGAAAATTTCACTAAGTTACTTGGAAACAGGTTAATGGTTGTTGAAAAGGATAATGGCGAATTTTGTAATGTTATACCGCTTAAGAGTAATGTTCTTTTGCTTCCGAACCACATGGTTACGTCTAAAACTCAGTTTGTGACGTTAACCAAGATTGGAGGACATACATTTAAGAACATGCCCTTGGATGACAAGGTTGCTGTGAGAATACCTGGAACAGATTTTGCCGTTTGGTATTGTCCGGGAGCAGGATTGCATCGTGATATTATTGATTATTATCCTAAGGATATTGAAGAAGGTAAGAAGGTTGAAGTTTTTACCATCTACAACAATGAAGGACAAATAGTTAAATTTTCGAACATGACGGCTATCCGTGGTAAAGTTGTCACAACCCAAGGAGGAATTTTCTCGGGATATAAATATACTTTTCCTGAAGAAACCTTTGGAGGATTATGTATGGCAACTTTGGTCGGTAAGGTAAATGGCATGCCATTTATCGCTGGCCATCATTTGGCTGGAAGGGGTTATAATGGAGCTGCTGGTGTTGTCACCAGACAGGCTTTATTAGATGCCATTTCCAAGCTTGATGAGAGACCTTGCATTATGGTTTCTCATTCTGCTTCTCCGTTGGATACAGAGAGCATGGGCGTTAATTTTGGACCATTGACTGCTCCTCATGATAAATGTATCACTAACGATTTGGAACTTGATGCCAAAATCGAAGTGATTGGAGGACACAATGGTTCCGCCCGTTCCACTCCAAAGAGTGCTGTAGTTACTTCTCTCATTTCAGTTGCCGTTAAGGACGTTATGGATATTGAGAAGAAGCATGGTAAACCTAAGGAGATGGGCGCTATGCGCCACAAGGAACTAGATATCAGTGGTAAAGTTGATACTGCCACTGAATTTGATTCCGAATTGCTTAACAAGGCTGTTATCGATTATAGTCTTAGTCTTGAGGCAATTCCTCCGTCAGAGTTAGCCAAAGTAGGTAAGATCAGTGATGATGTTAACCTTGCTGGACTAGATGGAGTGTTGGGTATTAATCCAATGAATTTTTCGACATCGGTTGGTTTCCCTTTGAAGGGACCCAAGACACAGTTTGTTGAAAAATCAGACCGCCTCGTTGAGGGAATTTCGTGCCCTCGTGATGTGGATCCTATGATCCTTGAAGAAATTAAGAAGATGGAAGCCAAGCTTTTGGCTGGTCAATCCATTAATACTATTTTCAAGGCTTCATTAAAGGATGAACCCACAAAACTCACGAAAGATAAGGTGCGTGTATTTGCTGCGGCAAACATGCCCTTCGTAATGCTTGTTCGTAAGTATTTTCTTTCACTCGCTGCTTTGGTGCAGCGCAACAAAATTGCTACCGAATGTGCTGTTGGTACTGTTGTTCAATCACCTGAATGGACAGAGTTATTTGAGCATATTGGTAAGCATGGTTGGGAGCGTGCCATCGCTGGCGATTTCGCCAATTTTGATGGACGCATGAGCCCCCAATTTATGTTGGCTGCTTTTAAACTTTTGATTAAGTTAGCGGAAAAGAGTGGAAATTATGATGAGGAAGATCTTACCATTATGCGTGGTATTGCCACTGAGATTTCTTATCCGACTTATGATTATTTTGGGACTTTAGTTCAGTTTATGGGATCAAACCCATCTGGACATCCTTTGACAGTTGTTATTAACAGTTTTGTTAATTCTCTTTACTTGCGTTATTGCTGGTATGCTATTGCGAAGGAGAAGAGATGGTGGAAAGTACCACCTTTCAACTCTAAAGTTTCAATTATGACTTATGGCGACGACAACATTATGACAGTAGCAAAAGGATATGATGATTTTAATCATACTGCTATTTCTGCTCAGTTGGCTAAGGTAAGTATTAATTACACTATGGCTGACAAAGAAGCAGAATCTGTACCTTACATCAATCTCAGTGATGCTTCATTTTTGAAGCACTTTGCAGTTTGGGATGATGAATTAGGTTTATACAGATCTCCTATTGAGGAGGATTCGATTTCAAAGATGTTGCACACACACTTGAAGTCCGAGGTTTTATCCATGGAACAATCAAGTGCTGAGGCAATTCAGAATGTAGCATTGAAGTATTTCGAATTTGGCCGTGAGGTCTACACCAAGCGTGTTGCTCAGTTGGAGCAAGTTGCACGTGATTCTGGTATTCAGGGTTACGTTGGCCCGATCATGAGTTATGATGATCGGCTCGCTTGGTACCGTGAGAAGTTCGACCTTTAGGTCGGCTTCATAAGCCCGCCCTGGGGGCTTTGTACCTTGGGCTACCGTTGCTGTACGGTGGAAAAGCTAAAAACAGTTGTTTGTGTTTGATTAACGCATAATTTACTAGGTTCTGCATTACCTAGATATTATGGACAGCTACACAAATAGTCATTGTATATATATATCGTTATTTAGCGATGGGGTGACGCCCAACAAAATAGCACTGTTATGTTGTCGATTGATGCACCGCACATAATATTGTATAAATTGCATTTCTAATTTTACTACAATTTTTGAGGACAGTGCCCTCTATAATAACACTGATTTTAACGCCGCTTTGCGGGATATCCATCGTGTCGAGTTTTCCGATGAATTGGATGAGGTGGAGTACCTCAGATCTCGTAATAGAGAACTAAAACTCAAATTAGCCAAGAAGTATAGACATGTGTCTCAGTTGGAGAGACGCATTGCGCAGTTGGAAGAAATGATTTTGGTTTCACAATCTGGAGTTGTGTCGGATTCCGATCCTGCACCAGGTACTCAAGAAAATGAAGTGGCTCCTATGAGTAAGGAGCAGATTACTTCATTTGCAGATCAAGATGCCGGTTGGATTACTGAAAAAGTTGGTATGTATGATCCTACTATGGATCTTGCCAACAATAGTGATAGCAATCTTGGGAATTTCTTGAATCGACCTATTCGTCAATCTGCCCAAACATGGCTGGTTGGACAACCTTTCTTTTATAGGTTTAATCCTTGGACCGCATTTTGTGAAAATCCATATGTTCGCGATAAGATTAAAAATTTTGAATTGTTGCGTATGAAACTTCATGTTAAAATGGTTATTTCAGGCACTAAGTTTCATTATGGGCGTTCTATTGTTTCATATAATCCGTACACTGCTGGAGATCAAGTCACGGTCGCTAGGAATTTTGTTCCAGTGGACGTGATTCAAGCTTCACAGAAACCACATTTCTTTTTGAACCCTACCAAAAATACAGGTGGGGAATTGTGTTTGCCATTCTTTTGGCCAGATAATTATTTGAGCATTCCTAGAGCAGATTGGACTGATATGGGAGAAATTGTTATTAAATCTCTCGCAAATTTGTTGCATGCTAATGGAGGTAATGACCCAGTTACTATTACTACGTATATCTGGGCTGAGGATGTTGTGCTTACTATTCCTACCTCTTCCGATCCACCACTTGTTTCACAGAGTGGTAGGAGGGGGGCACGTATGTCCACTGGTGATAGGGGAAATACGATTAACTCCAAAGATGAGTATGGGCAAGGAATTATTTCCAAACCTGCTGCTGCAGTTGCACGCGCGGCTGGTGCTTTGTCACAGTTACCAATCATCGGTCCTTATATGAGGGCAACCGAGATTGGTGCGCAAGCTACAAGTAGAATGGCTCAATTATTTGGATACTCTAGACCAAATATTATTACTGACATACAGCAGTTTAAACCTATGCCAACAGGTAATTTATCCAATACCGATGCAGCTGACGCTGCTCTCAAACTTACTCTAGATAGCAAAGCAGAATTAACTGTTGATTCACGTACAGTAGGTTTAGATGGCACAGATGAGATGGGTATTCTTGATTATGTAAAGAGAGAATCGTATTTGACTCAATTCTTTTGGGCTCCAGATGCGGCGCCTGATACTTTACTTTGGAATACGCGAGTATTGCCTATGCAACTAGATAATTTTCAGGGCGAAATTCATATGACACCACTTGCTCATATGGCAACTTGTTTTAATCGTTGGCAAGGTTCTCTGAAATTTCGATTTCAGATTGTAAAGAGTGATTTCCATAAAGGTCGTATTTTGGCCAGATGGGATCCAAATCAATTTACTTCGTCAGTTAATTATAATGTTAACTATTCACGTGTTATTGATATTGCTGAAACCGATGATTTTGAAATTGTTGTTGGTTGGGGTCAGAATACCCCATGGAAACAATGTGGTGTTCCGTATGATACAGGATCCAATTTTTCATCTTTTTCTAGATTGCCTGCCAATTATATTGAAGCGAATGGTGTGCTTGAGCTAACAGTTCTAAATGATCTGGTATGCCCAAGTGTTGATGCACCCATTTTTATCAATGTGTTTTTATCTGCTTGTGATGATTTTAAGTTAGCTGAGCCTAAGAATTATGACTTAGCTGATTATCATTTATTTCCTGAACCTTTAGTTGCTCAATCTTCTAAATTAGAAGAATTAGCAGAGGTTGGTGAAATTTTAGAATCACAAAGTAGTTCTCCCAATGTGGAGACTGGCGATATTACTGCTTCAGATAAGCCAACTTCTTCTGGAGAGATTATGACTATTGCCAAAAAGTCACAAGAGGAAGATGCAACTTATTTGGTATTTTATGGTGACCCACCTTGCTCAATTCGCGAATTGTGCAAGCGTTACACTTTTACTAGATTTTGGTATCCTACAGAGGCTAGTTCTGATGCAATTCGTGTTAACGAGTTGAGGAATAAAGACATGCCTTATTATACAGGATATGATCCGCAAGGTATTGATCTAGCAGTTGATGGTGTAACACCCCTTACAGTGGGACCCACCACATTTACTTCTTGGTTTACGCCAGCGTATGCTGGTTATCGCGGAGCTATGCGTAAGAAATATTTCTTTACCGCAGATAGTACCACTCAAACACCACTAGTAACTCGTGATATATTTTATAACACTGGAAATGGTACATTTTTCAATTCCGAATCGTTGTTAGCGGCAGGTAGAGCGGTTATCCAGAAGTTCCTTTCGGCTAAATGGGCATTGAGCTCTGGCAATGGAGCTGCTGCGACAAATTTATCTATTAATAATTCTATTGAGGTAGAATTGCCTTTTTATAGACCAACTAGGTTTGCTCCAGCACGAACTATTGAAGCTCAGGTTTTGCCTAGCAACTCCCATTTAGTTCGAACCGTAGATACTAATATAACAGGTGCTACTCCAGTTCCAGCAACTGTATATCAGCAACATGATGCAGTTGGAGAAGATTTTTCATTGTTCTTCTTTACTGGAGTACCTATTTATTACCAATATGTAGTTACTGAAGCTTCATAAGTATCTTTTGTATATTATTGTATAGTTTATTTATATTTCTCAGAATCAAACGTAAGATTCTAGTTCTGAGATCTAATTTTTGTTTTTAGAATCGACACTCACCCTAAGTCCAAGACGGACATTGTGGGAATCATGAGGATGGCCCTCATGTGAGGCACTAGCGTGTCTTGAGACTAATCTAGCTCTTTTATGAGTGATCTGGTATTTTACCTGGAGATTAGTCTCCAGGGTTTTACCCAGGTCATAAATTTAAGAGTCAGACGTCTCGCCTGTACATTTTAGC